TCACCGAAAAACTCAGGTGCAGTAACGTTGTCAGTAAATGTTTTTTCACCACCTACGGTCTGGTTTCCGGCGGTAGTTACTGCATCAGTAATACCGTAGCCAGATACCGTAGTTGGCTTGCCGGTTATGTCAGTGGCAAAGTCCCACGTCAGTGCGTCTACTTCAGCTTCCGTGTACGCGTCAGTAATTCCGTACCCTGCCAGAGTCGTAGGCTCGTTAGCAACGTCTGACCACTGCAAAGTGCCGCTAAGCGTACTGCCGCTAACTGGTCCGTTAGACGTAACCTCGCTGACAGGCGTCGTCGCGCCTATAGACACACCATCGACTGAACCGCCAGTTATAGCGACGTTATCGGGTGGCGATAACGATCCACCGGTAATACGTGCTTGGAAAGGAGTTGACGCGTTCCACGCCTGCGCAGTCGTGCCTTCTTGGGCTCGTGTAATAGTAAGTGTGTTAGTTACTTTCGCAGTAACCCGCACAATCTCCCAACTATTTTCTTGCCCGTTGTTGTCTACACCGACAAACGTAGCTAAGTAATAGTCTGAGCCGGGGTCAGGGAAAGACGAAGCGTCTGCTAGTACTACCGACGTCTGCGAATTAGTAATACTGCTGGCTGTCGCCCCTTCCGCGTTGTTAACAAAAATCTGTCCCATGCCCTAGTACTCTTTAATCTTAACGATTATTTCGTCCTGTAGTTCTCTGCCATCAGCAGTGTCTACGTCTATGGTTACCTTATACTTAACGCCAGCTACGCCGCCAGACACCCAGAATCGTACGCGTGGGTCAAACACGCCGACAGTATCGACAACAAGCCCCACTGGGTCTACCGCACTAACAACAGCTGTTTCAATGTTATCACCGTCAGTCAAAAACTCGCCGTAGTTTATTGTGTATGAAAGTCGTTCAGCAGGTTGCTGCGTAACGGTGCCTAACTTCATGCAACTCTCCTAAATTCAAAGTCTTGCGCCGGACGTACAAACTCCGACGTATACGGTGGCCTAAAAAACGTGCGGTAGAGCGGATCGTACGACTCAGCGTTAACTTGTTCGATCGCGACAATACTTAAAGTGCCGCCGAAGTTTGTGTCGGCAAGGCGCGTTATAACTACATCGCCTAGCCCGCCTATTGTACATTCACCGGTCGATTGCGCCAAAGCGGTGCCGGATGTAATCTTCCCGGCTACGACATCTGGAACGTTGGAAGTCACCGCAATAGGCTCAACTTGAGGTAGTTTTATAACAGTCCCTTGCGGGACCATATCAGCCGAAACAGGCTCAACTTCAGCGTCAGGGAACACTTCTCGTGTGCCGGTAGCCACTATTTCTGCTGAACATGCCGCCGGGCCTGCCGCTCCCTGCGTAATTAAGTTAACTGTGTCGAGCGTACTGCCCCCACTGCCTGTCACTGCCGCTTCTGCAAACAGTGTCCGCACTGCTTCCTCTAAGCTAGCTGCTGCGGAGCCCCCTACAGGGCACACACCAAACAGGGTGGCAAACGATACGGCACTAAGCTCAGCGGAGGTGCTAAACGCGATAGTCCCGCTACGAACCATCTTAGGTTCTGCCATGTTTATACTAGACCGGACGGAAGCTGTGGCCTCTGCGTCAACCTTCCTTGTGCCGACTGCGGTCAACGTTAGCGCCGTAGACGCTGCGATTGTTCCGGCGTCTACGTCTTGAGTTGCAAGGACTTGGAGACTAAGCCTGCCTTGGGGTGCAGCGGAGCCCGGACGAATGCGGCCCGGATCAGCAGTTAGGTTTGCAGTGCCCGTACAGGATATGATAGCGGTGACTGTCTTGCCGTTAAGCGTTAGTCCGTTATCAAGCGTAAAGTTAGCGCTACCTCGTATGTCGGCAAACGCGTCATATACGTCGTTTACGCCCGCCTCAACACGTACCGTAGTAAACGCTAGTATCGTAGCTTCGGGTCTGGGCGTGCGCGTTACGCTAACGTCTGGAATAGACGCTGTTCCGGCGGGGGATGCCAATGCGTGCTGCGTACGCGTGGCATCGGCCGTGACTGTTAAATATGCGGCTGGCGATGATTCGCCAAGTTCTTCTGCAGGAATGGCGACAATGTTTGCAGATACGTCTACGTCTGCGGAAGCAAAAACATCCCGCAATATAAACGCGACAAGTTCGGCGCTGACTTGTATGTCAGCTGAAAGCGCACCGGTTTTTGTGGCCGCTGGGAACAGATTGCCCGCAGGCGAAACCGTCGCCGCTGCAGCGTGAACAATAATCGGAGTAGCTGTAGTAGATAGGCTACCACTAGGTGCGGCCGAGCCGGGCCTTATAAACCCGATAAGACCTACAGATACCGAGCAAGACGCATTTATCGACGCCTCTGCCGATATAAATATTGGGGCAGAAGCGCCGTTCGCTACAGCGCCGTTCGCTAGAGTAGAGTTCATGCTACTTCTGCCCCACCGACTACATTAGTCGAACGTTACAGTAATCGCTCCAATACCGAACGAAAGTACGTCACCTTGTAGCAGCGTCTTACTTGAAGCAAGGGGCGCATGGAACAACAAGTTGCCAGCAGTCAACGCATCGTACACGCCGATATGTGTAACAGTGATCGAGGCCGCGCCGTTGTTCGCAGGGAATGTAATTACCTGCGCGTTCTGGGTTGTACCGTCAGTGCTACCGGGGGCGTCCCAGCCGGTCTCCTTAGCTCCGCCGCCCGCTGCGTCTTGCCGGGCGTAGTCAGTCCAAGTACCTGCTGGATTAACTTCGGTGCCAGTATCCGCATCGGTGGGGTCTGACTCAAACAGGCCAATATAGATGGTGGATGGTGCAGAGTATGCTGGAGTACGGAAGATGTGGTTTACCAACTGTACTTCAAGATAATCTGAAAACTTACTCATGGTTATCTCCTAGAAGATTGCTATGGCGCGGCCGGAACCGGCGCATTAGGGTTTGTAGGCGACTGAGGCCCAGCTTGAATTGTCGCTGAAATCTCAATGCCTAGTGCGTTTGCAAAAGTCGCATAATGCGCCTGTGCACGGTTGGCGTTACCGGCATATTCGCTATCCTTAGTATAGGCTCTGTACAAGATGTAGTCTTGTATCACGTTGCCGTATATGTCAGGTACGTTAATGTTTCCGGTCACATCCTCCCACGTAGCCCCGTTGCCCGGTTCCGCGATGTCGCTAGGGTATATTGAGTACACAATATCTAGCTTCGCAGAAGTCGTAGCTGGCGGGTATACATAGAAAACGTCTCTGTCCCGTGGGTCGTACATATAGTGCAGAATTTCATCCTGCCCGGTAATGTCGTGCCAATCGGGGGTTTGTGCGTCGAGAATTTCTCGATTGACAAGTCGAACGGCTTTTTTACTGCCAGTCGAGTTGTTACGCACGATTTCAATTAGCTTTGAGCCATCTGAAGGGATGGTCTGTTTGCTGCCGGTTACCAACGTAACCGTACTGTTCTGAACTAGCGCATCGGGACGGTACAGTGCAACTTCACGCTGACCGTCGTTAAGATACCGCACAAGTTCGTCTACAGGCCACCTTACAGATGAGCTATCTTGTAGAATATCTACACACCGTCTAACGATGCTTTGTGCTGATATAGCCATTTATCACCTCACAAAAGGGGTCGGTCTGGCGGAAAGAGAACTTATTGTCCTACCAATATTACCCTCAATCCGTGCGTTTTGGCAGGCCGCATACGCTTTATAAGCGTAGTTTCTTGCCATCACGGGGTCAGAGTAAGGCTGATCGCTAGAGTTCATAATTCGGCTCAGCGCCCCAAATACAAGCGCCTCATGCCAGTACGTGTATAAATCGTCCTCTAAGCGAGACGCGTTGCGCGTAGGGCGCAGTGCTACAGACATTTCTATCGTGTAGACGTCGTCCGGCGTAGGATACAAGTTTAACTGCAGCTCAGACTCGTTTTGTGTAACAAAGTAGTGCGTTGGCAGTGAATCACTTGTTTCTACAAGCGGTTGATTCCAAGCAGGTGCCGACTTAAGTTCTCGACCGTTAACTTTTAAGTACACCACGCGAGAAAAGTCTTGCGACGCTGGCAAGTCGAAGTCGTAACGCGCCACGCTAGCGGTAGTGTACGCAATATCTGGTACGTACCGTATAGCTAATGACTTGTCACAAAAACTAATCGCAGCGTCGACAAGGGACTGCTCTGCCAAAGTATTGGGGCACCCAATAACATGCGGCAGTATTCGCGGCAAGAAGTCAGACAATGATTTCATCTAATTC